TAATAAAACCCCTAATAGTGAAATTGAGCTAGCAGATAGTAGAATGAAAACCTATCTTAAAAATAAAACATAATACTAACTATAAAACAAACAAACATGGCAACGGCGAAGAAACAAACAATCAACACAAAAAAAGACGAATTTGATGATGGTAAAACCATTTCTTTTGAGGATTTTTTGTCAAATAATTATGGTAAGCCAGGAACGACAGAGCGAAAGATAAATGACAAAAAATTAGATGCAATAGAGATGATGCAAGTCATTAAAGAAATGAGAAAAAATGAAAAAATTAAATTAAAAACAGTAGCTGCATCTTTAGGAGTAGATGAATCAGTTGTTTCAAAATTAGAAAACACAAATAAAGATATACAATTATAACAAACAACCTAAAATTAAAAACCATTATGATACAAACAAAATTAACTGCAAAAGACCAATTATTAATAGCATTAATGATTGCTGGCCCATGTCAAGGTGGTTTCTTTCATGAAGATGATAGAAGTGTACTTGAATTACGATATAATACTGATAAACCTAAAACTCTTTATTTTAGTGATATTGTAGATACAAAGAAAAATCCTAGTACTGAAATTTATACATCAGATAATATTAAAATTACTGTTAAACAAGATACTATTCTTGGTAGTGATTTAAAAATTGTTGCTGATATTGAAGTATTTGGTCATAATTCTAATATTATTGTAGATTCTATTCAAGATGATTTATTAGTAGCAAACGCTATTATTAAATTAATTGGTGTGTTTTCTGATACAAATGATAAAGAATATGATAAAATATGTGATGCATATCACGTTGCTTGGCATTTTCCTTTTGTAAATAAATAATATTAAACTCTTATCCAAATCCAGTATAATCTGGGTCAACAAAAACTAAATAATTACTGATTGATGTCATATATTTAGTAATAAGGCTTGGGATGAGCCAGTAATCAGCAATGTTGAACATTGTAAGAGTTTATAAAATATTGAGATATTTACATTTTGATAATAGCTTCAATAAACTATCTAACAGTGGTGAAGGGTTAGAAACCAAAACATTTGTAAATAATCTCATACCAATAAATCTAGTAATAAAAATTCACAACCGATAACAAACGTTTACAGTTATTTGTTGTCGATTATTTAAACAAATCAACATTATAAAATAACATTTGAAACTTAACAATACGAAATTTCTAGTATTGGGTATGCTTGCATATTTTGAATAGAAAACTTATGAGTTATGAAGTACGAGAGTATGGAACTGTTAAATAAGAATTGCTTTAATACTTTACATAGAAAGTATTTTTAATTTAAAAGTCCTCCTGAACAAACGACGGAGGCATAATACTATGCAACCAAAACAAACAGAGGGGTGCGCTAACACCCAATGAGGACGTTCCTCTAAACCCACATGTTGGGAGTCAGGCAGCATGGAATAGGTAAAAAACCTATTAAATAAAATTAAAATCACTTGCTTGAAGATAAACAATAATATTAGTTAATGCTTAATGTTGCACAAATATTATAAACTGTACTAGCAGTTGTGTTTATTGTAAAGGTATTACTTGCCAAGTGAAGCAGTCTGGTAAGGGCAGACCAAGTAATATTCCCTAGAATTGGACAAGTGATTTTTACAATATGTGGCAATAGTGATAAAGGCGTAAGAAACCTGCATATAAATGATGTTTAAAGGTACATTAAAGAGCAGGCTGCAAGGGCATATCATGCATAGTCTACATTAACTATGAGATTTCAGGTTCGAATCCTGTTTGCCGCACTCTAAAAATAAAGATGAATATAAAAATATAAACTTGAAAATAAAATTTAAAATGAAAAAAATCTTATTATTAGCTATTATAGCTACAGTATCATTATCTAGTTGTACAATATACAAATCTAGATATCAACCACTTAAAGATCCAATGTGGTGTTCTGCTAAACATTTAAAACATTAATATAATGTTAAAATTCTTTTTTATAAGCTTTATTGTAAGTTTCATTATTTTCTTTATAGGATTTAATGAAACTTTTACAAAAGCAACTATTTTTGATATATTTACAGGAGCTTTTTTAGTATCTTTATTTATTTCTACATTTCTAACTAATATACTTTATTTAGTTTTAAATATAACAGAATTTTATTTAGATAATAAACGATTAAAAAATAAACAAAAAAATAATTTTAAAACTAAATATTAATAAAAATTGTATGTCATTATTAATTTCAAACGATCCAGACTGGAATAAATTAGATAATTATTTAGAAAAATTAGTAAATGAATCAAAATTAAACCAACAAACAACAAGACCTAAAATTAAATTAAAAACCATTAAAATTAAATATTATGAAAAACGAAGCAATTAAAACCAAATTATTATTTTTATTATTATTTATAGTAGGTTTAGCAGCATGTTCTTTTAGTCAGAACTATACGCATGACCCAAAAGTAATATCTACTGTACCAACTGAAACAAAAAGTTTTGAAATTAAAATTAAAAATGGTAGTGATATACCTGAAATATTTATTATTTATAAATATGTACCAGGTGACCATTTTTGGCAAAAAATAGGATCTGTATCTGTATTCTCTATGACAGAAGCTAAATTCTATGTTGAAAAAGGACCTAATTATGGCTTTAATGTAGAAGGTAAAAGACCTATAAAAATAGGTGCTGATGAAAAGAAATGGAGAGTAAAATATCATAGAGGTTATGATGAAGAATAAATAACACACCATGTTTAAAAATTAAGCATGGTGTTTATTATAAATTTAAAATTAAAAATATGAACGTAAATTACATACAAGATCCAAAAACCAAAATAATCGCCCAACAAACCTTTGATGATACTTATAAAAAATTTGAAATATTACCTCCTAATTTTTATAAAACATCTTCATTATCTGGGCCATTCCAACCATTAATTATTGGTTATGAAAAACAAAGTAACCAAGATGATTTAATAAATTTTTCTTCTGGTATTATTAAAGAAACTATTGATAATATTGATAATTTTTTATCTGAAGAAACCAAAGAAAAATATAAAAAACTAAAAGTTGGTCATAAATTAGGTGTTTTATTACATGGTCCTCCAGGTACAGGTAAAACTTCTACAGTTTCTTTATTATGTAATCATTTAATTAAAGAAAAAAATGCTATTTGTATTGATTTTACTCCTGATCCTTTAACTTGGATAAAAACTGTTATTAAAAGTATCAGAAAATATCAAGATAATCCTATTGTAGTTTTTGTTGATGAATTTGAATCTGATATTAGAGATAATGAACCTGGATATTTAACATTTTTAGACGGAAGTGATTCTTTTAATAATATTATTTTTATCGCTTGTACTAATTATTTAGAAAAAATACCAGATAGAATTAAATATCGTAAATCAAGAATTAAACATTTAATTGAAATTAAAGCTTTTCCTTTAGAAGTTTATAAAGAATTTATAATTAATAAAGTGCCTGATATGGAAGATAAATTAGTTATAGAATTAGCTTATAAAGCAGAAGAAAATTGTTTAACTTTAGATAATCTTAAACATGTTATCATTGATTTTGTTATAGAAAATATTTCTTTTGATAAATCTATAGAAGAAATAAAATCTATGAGTAAAATTAAATAGATTATTAACCCCGGTGGCGGAATTGGTAGACGCACCTGATTTAGGATCAGGCTTTTTAGAGTTCGAATCTCTATTGGGGTACCAGTTGTTTGGTGAAGGTTGAGTTGTTTGTTAGAAGGGAGTTCCTAATGGTTTTGGAACTCCTTTTATTTAAAATTAAATGATTATGAAAATTCAAAAAATAAACGTAAACAAAAATCGTAAAATCATTATTAAAACTGATAATGGTATAGAAACTGTTATCTTGAAAGATAAAGGTGAAAAACAAAAAATATTAACTAAAATTATTAAATAAAAATGAAAAAAATTTTAACTTTATTATTTATTGTTAGTACAATATTAATATCATGCAAAAAAGAAACTGTAGAACCAATTTCTGTACCATTAAATCATACTAATAATTCCTTATCTCTTACTGATTCTACTAAATTACAATTATTTAATACTACTTTTACAGTAGTTGCTGATTATTTATGGAATAATAGTAATTATTTATTAGTGGATACTTCTATGGGTTATAAAAGAATTTATGATATATGGAAAATAGATGCAGTTGGTAATTGTACTGTTACACCTTTTACTTATAAATGTTATGAATCTTATGTTTATAATGTAAATAATTTTCCATTTCAATTACAACAATTTTCTAATCCTAGTACATTTAGTATAACTGTTCATGGTGATACTATTGATATGCCTTTTAATACTCCTATAGATTGGAATAGAATAAACAATAATACTTTTTCTATAAATCAATTAATATTTAGAAATTATGATTCTTTAAATATAGGTAATAAAAGTTTTAAAACTTTACCTCTACCAGGATTTAGTATTAATTACATAAATTATTATTGTATTATAAAATAAATTGATTGTCCTGTGGTGTAATTGGCAACACGTCTCATTTTA